GCGGCGTGCGACCCGAAATTGCGTTAGAAAATACCAAAAAAATATTCATTTCATTCCGGCCTCGCACGCATAGGCGCGTGCGTTCTATAGTAGCACTTTGTTAATCTGCAAGTTTACATTCACCAAAAACATGAAATTTGCAGGATTTATATTTCACGTCTACCGTTTAAGTAGACAAATGAAATATATGTGCTTCTATCGGCGTTTTCCCTGTGATCTTTCAGCGCTTATCTGAAAAAATCCACATGTTTCGTTTCTGCCTACTTGACTATTGGATAATTATTTAGTAATATGTTTAATACTTTCGTAAGAAATGAGGTAGGGCTATGCGGTATTTTTCTCATTTGAAGTGGCACAATCGACTAAAGATTGAGCAAATGCGCAACGACGGCAAGAGTGTGCGAGAGATTGCCGACGCGCTGCATTTCCACATCTCAACCATTTACCGGGAATTGGAGCGTGGTAAGTGGGAACACCTGAACACCGACCTGACAACAGACATTCGTTACAGCCCCGACATTGCACAGCGCAAAGCCGAGGAAAACATGACGGCGTTGGGACCTGATTTGAAGATCGGTAACGACCATAAGTTTGCGGCACACATCGAGACAAAGATTGCAGATGAAGGGTATTCCCCGGAGGCCGTGCTGGGTGAGATCAAAGAGCAGGGCTTAGAGTTCGATACCACGATTTGCACGGCTACGCTCTACAGTTACATTCACCGGGGACTGTTCTCCAGGCTGACGAGTGAGCAGCTTCCGCGCCACGGCAAAGGGCAGAAGGAATACAAGCGCGTCCGCGCTTCCCGCGCACCTCGCGGTGAAAGCATAGACAACCGCCCGGAAGAAGTGAAGTCAAGGGAGATATTCGGGCATTGGGAGATGGACACGGTTGTTGGAAAGAAGGGCGGCAAGAAAGACGTGTTGCTTGTCCTGACCGAGAGAAAGACCCGCGACGAGATCATAAGGAAGATCAAAGACAAGACCACCGGCAGCGTTGTCACCGCTGTCAATGGTCTGGAAAGACAGTATGGCAAGATGTTCCCTCTGATTTTCAAGAGTATCACTTGCGACAATGGTTGTGAGTTTCAGGATTTCGCCGGTATAGAAAACTCTGTCCTTCGCAAAGGCAAGAGGACGGAGGTCTATTTCTGCCATCCCTACAGCAGCTTTGAGCGCGGAACTAATGAGAACAACAACATACTCATTCGACGCTGGTTTCCAAAAGGGACAGACTTCGGGAAGGTTACTCATAAGGCCGTCCGACAAGTTCAAGACTGGATGAATAACTATCCCCGCCGTCTGCACGGCTTCAAAACCGCAAAGCAGATGTTTGAGGAAGAAATCTCTTTAATTTTGACGTAAGGTAGACTTAACAATTAAATTTGCCACAGATTCGCATTTCCTCTTGAAATTCAGCTTCCTGAATGCTAATATGGATTGCGAACCCCCTTTGCGGGGAAACGCAATCCATTTTTTACATTCGGAGGCTATGCGGAATGTGTAAACGGGGACAGGTTATCGCTGTCGATTTTGACGGCTGCTTGTGCGTGAACGCCTGGCCGGAAATAGGCGAAGCAAAGCAGGACGTTATCGACGCGCTGTTGTTGCGCCAAAAAGCTGGCGCAAAGATCATCCTATGGACGTGTCGCGTCGGGGAACTGCTGGAAGCCGCCGTTGGTTGGTGCTGGGAACATGGGATCGTGTTCGATGCCATCAACAACAACCTTCCCCTCAATATCGCCGCGTTTGGCAACGATTGCCGGAAGGTTTACGCAGACGAGTATTGGGATGACAAGGCATGTAATCCTGAAATCTGCAATGTTTCAATTCCATCCTTTACCAGAGACGCTCCCCCTCCAATGCTACATATCTATCCCGACGATGAAACGGCAAAGCGCGTATCAGAAGAACGGGCAGCACCCATGAAATCGTCACAGCCTACGATTATCGCACATAAAGACCAGGATGGTATTATGCGATTCGATGAAAGGCCCGATTGTTTCCTGGAAACACCTATCAACCCGGAGGCTTTAGGGCTTTTTCGTCCATTATGGAATCCGAAAGAGTACCCAGGTAATTCCCCCATTGTACCAACAGATGCTATGTCTATGAGGTCAGATGTGTTCGTGCTTCTGCGTGAAGTCGCTCGTATGTTTTACAACGGGACGGCGTGGAATAAAAAAGCCCGGATCGTGCTGGAATACGACCCGGACAAGCCCAAAGTGCAGATGCGCACTTTCATGGAACGCGACGAAGCAATCCCTGTGGGAGACCGTCAATCTTTTCTGGATTGATTCTTTCGTCCATGAAGAACAGATAGACATGCGGCAATTTAGTAAATTGCATTTGTGTTTCTGCATAGTGGTCATTCAGCAGATCATAAACCCGGATTTGTTCCGATTCCGGCAAAGGCCGCAAGTCTATAGAGTATTGGTATAACGACGTAATCTCACCCCCTTTCCCCTGACATGATACCACGGACGGAGGCGCGAGGCAATGGGCCTACGATGGACCGAGGAAGATTTGAAGGACTATCAGGCACGGCAGAAGCGGCAAGCCCTGCCCTGCGTCCCCGCTGTTCCTTCCGGGGTATCTGTAGCCGACATGAGCAAGCCGAAGCGGAATAAGTATGGCAACCGGCGCGTGGAAGTGGACGGGATGAAGTTTGACAGCCAGCATGAGGCAGATATTTACTTCGGAACGCTGCTTCCAGCCTGGAAATGCGGGGCCGTGAAACTGCTGATTAGACAGGTCCCGTTTGACCTACCAGGCGGGATCAAGTACATTGCCGACTTCCTGACGGTGAGCGCGGACGGCATAGTGTCCGTGATTGATGCAAAGAGCGAGGCGACGCGGAAAAACCGTGTGTACATCAATAAGAAAAAGCAGATGCGGGCCGTATGGGGCATTGAGATCAAGGAAGTATGACGGAGGCGATTCAATGAGAATACTGGTTGCCTGTGAAGAATCGCAAGCCGTTACCACGGAATTACGACGCCTGGGGCATGAAGCGTATTCGTGTGACATCCTACCTTGCGGGGGGGGGGTGCCCTCAATGGCATATCCAGGTGGACGCTATTGAACTCCTGAAAATCAGGTGGGATATGGTACTGGCGTTTCCACCGTGTACACACCTGGCCGTCAGCGGCGCAAGGTATTTCGAGGAAAAGCGCCGGGATGGACGGCAACAGGCGGCGATTGAGTTCTTTATGAAATTCGCAAACTGCGATTGTCCGAGAATCGCCATAGAGAATCCGGTTGGCATTATGAGTACACAGTATCGGAAGCCGGATCAGATCATACAGCCGTGGCAATTCGGCCATGGAGAAACGAAAGCAACCTGTCTGTGGCTGAAAGGTCTGCCACCTCTCCAGCCTACGGATATTGTAGACGGCAGAGAGCACCGCGTATGGAGGATGCCGCCAAGCCCGGACCGGGCGAAGTTACGGGCGCGAACATACGCCGGTATTGCCCGCGCAATGGCGGAACAATGGGCGGGACTGTGCAAGGAGGAATGAGCGTGGCAAAGCGATTTCATGTGGCGAATCCAGGGCAGCTAAAGGCGCTTGTACCTTTCGCAAAGACGAACGCGCCATCGCTGGAGAAGATGACGCGGATATGGTACGCGGCACAGCGCAAGGGTAAAAACCGCTGGGATGACACTATCTATGTTGGATTCTCTGGAGATCGTCGCCGGGAGGCCAGCATAGTGCGAGTTGATGTCAACAATGAGTTGATCGTATGCGCCCCGCTTATGTACAACAAGGCGCTCAACTACTGCGAACAGAACATGAGGCAGGTGTTTGATTAGATTATATGGGGACGGCTCGGTGGGAGCAGCGCGAGATATTCCTCCTTAAAATATCAACACAACCCAAGATGACAACGGCCATTGTTTTCTTCATCGTTGCGCTGGCGGTTCAATTCCGCCCGTCCCTGCCAGGTTCTCGCTCAACGGAACCAGCATTGCGAAAGCTATGCACCCCTACGGCCCATAGACCGGCTCGTCTGTCCCTAACAGGCGGGTGCCGCCTGCCGGACAGCACTTAGCGCATGAGTGCAGCGAGGTCATATAAGGCGGCTATCTCACGGGAATGTAGTGCAATCGGAAGTCACGCACATGCGACGATATGCGGTTGTGACCACGGCCACCGCATAATCCGCGCTGTAGAGATGCCGGTTCAATCCCGGCCATTCCCACCAATGATGCCCCCTTTTAAAGCATCTGACACCAGAAGAAGGGATAAGGTGTCCCGCAAGCGATCACGCGGCTTAGTGCAATCACTCGGGCGAGGACATGCAAGCAGATCGTAACGAAGCCCTGGCAGACCGGAAAGACGGACGAACGAGGGGCGGGCGGTTCCGCTGACCGTGGGGATTCCCGGAAGCGACCGCCGCCCCGACCTATCACATGAGATTGGAGGTGTTGTTGATGCGTCGGGACAATTTTGACCCGGACAATTACACGTTCGACCCGCCGAAGCCCGGCGCGTGCCAAATATGCGCAACGGTTCACGACTCCAAAGAGCCGCACAGAAGGAACAGCCTGTACTATCAGATGCAGTTTAGGAAGAAGCATGGGCGCTACCCAACATGGGAGGATGCCATGTCACATTGCGACGAGCAGACAAAGCGATTGTGGCGGGCGAATCTTGCTATGCGTGGCGTAATGCCGGAGGACACTATGCAAGATGGAGGATGAAGGTTGGATTGACGTAAAGCAGCGAAAACCCACCGACAGCGACACGGACGTTTTTCATTGCGTCCTTGCATATCACATGTACAACGGCGCTATGGTGACAGGATGGCACCAATTCGATATGAACCCATATTTTACGCATTGGATGCCGTTACCGCTGCCGCCCGCCTGTCATAGAGACAGACACGGGCCGACAAACAAAAAGTGACCGCAACAGGTGCGAACTATTGCGGCCGGTGAAATTCGCTTGGGCTATGCGTCATCTCACATCTTCATTTTACCATACCAAAGGAAAAAGTCAAGGAATATTTTGGGAGGTATGGCTATGAATGAGATTGCACCCGTTGAGCAGCACGATTTAGCACTACTCGACAGCCTGACACGACAGGCGCGTGTTTATGCCGGTAATGCCGGAATGAACATGATAATGCTCGGACAAACGCTTAAACAGGCAAAAGCCCTCGTGCCGCATGGCGCGTGGGAAGATTATGTCACACATGAGGTCGGTATCAACGTCAGATGGTCCCAATTCTGCATGGCCTGTTATGAGCGGTATGGTGAAAACGAGGATTACGCGAAGCTTGGAACAAGCAAGATGCAGATTATGCTTGCCCTGCCACCAGGAACCGAGGACAACTTTATGCAGCGGAACGATGTGGAGTCCATGTCTACCCGTGAACTGCGCGAGGCTGTGAAGCAAGCCCGCGAGGAAGCCAAAGCCGAGGCGGAGGCGGAAGCCCGAAAAGAGATCGAAAGGGAACGCAAGGCCCGCCGCGCTGCCGAAGCCCGCGCGGAAGAGTTTGCGAATCGTGAGCCTGAAATCTCCGAGGAAACCGCCGAAGAACTGCGCCAGAAGGACGCCGAGATAACGAGATTGAGCCAACAGGCTACAGAGGCCGTGACTACGGCCAATGAACTTCGGCGGGAAAACTCGAAATTGCGCCGGGATAACGACGAGACGGAAGCCCTCCTGTTGCAGACACAGGAACTATATGACCAGGTACAGCGCGAATTACATAGCACGAAAAGCGCTATGGCGCGTGAGGATGACGATACACCTTCCAAGATCGAGTTTTCGTTGGAATCGTTCGATGCCGCCGTGGGTGAGTTTATGCGGTCCTGCGCCCGCTTGCCCTATATGGGAAGCGCGTTTTCCGTAATGGACCACGGTCAACGGGCGGGATATGAACAACTGCTGCGGATCGTGGAGGGATGGTGTGCGAGTTCCCGAGAAGCCTTGAATACTTGCGTGAAGGGGGAGATTGTAATTGAATAACCCCGAAAACATGATGGATAATTCCGTTGCGCTGGATAAGGAAGATTGGCTTCAAATCATCGAAGATTTGTTGGAGGTTGGGCCGATTCTTCAAAGGTGCATCACAGAGACAGTACAGAAATTTCCGCAGATTATGAACAGGGTAGCGGCAATGGACCCGGAAACATTTGAACTGGACATTCGGGCGGCTTGCGCGGCAATGGCGTATGTTGCCGAATTTGCTGCCGATAAATGCCGGTTTATCCAGGTAAAGGAGGAATGAGTATGCAGACCGGTAATTCAGGCCAGCTTGTCCCCCACCCTACGGAACAGCAGGAAATCCAAATCGCCCAGGCGACGGCGGAGATCATGCGTCCGATGATGGAAGCGGTGGCAAAGCTGTTGACCGGCAATGCGGAGGCGCTACAGCAGATTGCCGATGCGTTGGACATGCAGAATGAGCGCATAGCTTCGCTGGAGCGCACTGTCAAGCGTCGGCTTCCGGTTACGGCGGTTCAGGTCCGGTACATGAATGAGGCCATCAAGAAGCGCACGCACGCCCTGCTTGACGGCAAGGACGGCATTGACGGCAAGGCATTCACGATCCTGGCGCGGAATATCCGGCGCGACGTGATGATTCGATGCGGCATTGCCAATCTGCGCGAGATGCCGGACCATGAGTATAGCGTATCAATGGACCAAATCAGGATGTGGAGCGACGCGCTGGTAATCCGTGGCGTTATAAGGGAGGCGCGGGATCGTGTGGAAGCCCTGGCGAATGATGAACAGTCTGCGGGTATTGATGGCGCGTAAGCGCCTCCCTGCCCGCTGGATCAATACAATCAGCGCTCTATGCGTGAGGATATGGAGGGATAGCTATGTTAATTAACGAGTTGGCAAAGGAAGTACACCAGAACGCCGTTGACCACGGCTGGTGGGACGAAGAACGGGAAGCGCCAGAGATCAACGCGCTCATACATTCCGAATGGAGCGAAGCGCTGGAAGAAGCGCGGGCCGATATGCCATTGGCGTACATCATCATAAAACACAATGAAATCCATCCCGTGATGGAAGAGATCGTTCCAAGGGGCGACAACGGAGCCTATACAAGCGAAATTGGGCTTTCAGAAGGCAAACGCATCACTGGCGGAAAACCCGAGGGCGTGGCTGTGGAACTGATCGACGGGTGCATCCGCATACTGGATTACATGGGAAAGCTGAATACGTGTATATCAGAGGCAGATGATACACCATCTACCATCGAAAGCCTCTACACCGATTACAACATCTCGCGGGTGCCGGACGAGCTGCCTGAACTGATCGCTTACCTTCACCTGTATACCTCGCTTTCCATCTTTGACGTGGATGGAAAATACAGACCTATGATTAGCCCAAACATGTTCGCTTTACTGACAGCATTGGCCGCTGCGCTTTCCTGGGTGAAGAAGCAGGGCCTTGACCCGCTGGCTATTCTGCTGGAAAAGCACGAGTTCAACAAGAGCAGGCCGTACAAACACGGAAAGAAATTCTGACGCGATACGCAGAATGGCGGTATGACACATGAGCGTGAACTACTTAATCGAAATCATACGGATGGACGAGTGGGAGTTTTCACATCCGATCTCCGCAACCGCATACAAGATGATGCACAAGCTATTGAGTTTGGCAAACATGGAGCGGTTTCCTGAATGGATCAAGATTCCCAACGCCAGGTTGACGGCGATGGTAGGTTGCACCGAAAGCACATTGGCCGCTGCGAGATTGACGCTGATACAGGAGGGTTTGATCGAGTACAAGAAGAAGGGCAAAGGCAAGGGCGCGACATGCTGGTATAAAATCAACTATTTTTCCCTTCGCCCTGATTATTACCGTAAAAATTATGGTAATAACAATAGTGAAAACGATAGGGAAAACAATGGTGAAAACGCGGGGAAAAACGATGGTGAAAACGCGGGACAGAATAAAACTAAAGATACTATGGGGAAACCCATTGACGATGACGATGATTATGCCACTAATACCAACGGCATACCAGCAGAGGATCGCACGATTGGTAATACGCTCCTTCAGTACCCGTCCTCCGTACAATCCTCCGTGGGAGTAAACGGGCGCGTGCGCGAGGCCAACAAAGTGCTGTACCCACCGAGAACCCGCAAACTGGACTACATCGAACAGGCGGTATATGACGGCCTGGTGCGGTCGTTGACGTGGCCTGAACACCTGAAACTGTTCGGCAGCAATGCGGCGCTGATGCTGCAAATCATGGGGAGCGACCGGTTTCCGCTGGAGTTGGTTGCGGAAGCCATGAAGCGCACGGTTGAGCGCGACAAGAAGTTCAGCAATCCACTTGTGAACCCCGTCGCCTATACCCTGAAACTGCTGGAGGATTGGGAAAGTCAGGGGTTTACAACCGTCCGGGACATCAACGAAGCAAAAGACAATTACTGGAATTATTAGAGCGAGGTGTGATACATGACAAATCCGGCAAATGTGGTGTCGATGTACGGCTTTGTAGCGACAGAACCGAAAGCCAATACGACGGCTGGCGGCGCGGTGCGCTGCTCATTCAGACTTGCCGTTGGCAAGGGGCGCAAGGGTGAGGATGGCCGGGAATTGGCGGATTTCTTCACGGTGGTATCGTGGCGGGACACGGCAAAATTCTGCCAGAACTACGTCCGAAAGGGGCGTGTGGTTGCCATTGTAGGGCAGTTGACCACGTACAACTACACGGCACAGGATGGCAGCAACCGGACAGAATGCCAGATCGAAGCGGACAGCATTCGGTTTATCAGCACGGGGAACCGGCAGACAGAGGCCGCGCCGCCGCCCCCTGGCCCGGATGACTACATGCCGGTTGATGACCCAGGCGTGCCGTTCTGATGGCTATGGGCGTGACAGAGAAGCGCATACAGCGCAAGTCAAGGGAGTCATACGGCTGTGTAATCTGTGGCAAAACCATATGGGGAAACTGCGATTACATAGCCGTCACCACAAAGGACAGCCAGGGTGTGCGCAGGAGATATAAGCGGCATATCCACTGTGATGCACTAATTCGCCTGTATGCCGAACGGAATAACAAAGACCCTGCGGAAGTGCCGGATTATGAGTTAAAGGCATGGTTGGAGTCGGTATGTGAGGCCGAATGTATGCCAGGGTTTTCAAAGAGATGTGGTCAGGACCGGCTATCATGTGGTCAAATCCTATGGCTGCTGCTGCGGCATAGGCCGGGATTCGGTGCAATTCAGAAATCAGCGACACAGGGCAAAGGAGAGGAGGATGTTTAGTGGCTACGAAGGAGTATCAGAAAACAAAGGGCCTGTTTTATGTATACGATCCATCTGCCGGGGATTATTACAAAGGTCAATATCGAGGCGCGGCGCAGTACACAAAGCATCGATGGGACGCGCAGGAATACAAGACCGCCCAGGGCGCTTTGAGCGTGGCCGAAAAGCTGGGTGACGGCTTTATCGTCGTTGATGCGAACGGGCGGCAGTATGTCGGATAATGTACGAGAAAGGGCGGGATGGCGGTGAACATGGGAACTCTGGATTTCAGCGTGGCGGTAAATAAGAACCGTCGCAGAGTGCGCCGCTGCGAGGCTTGCTTGCGCCGGGACAAATCGCTGCACCACTTGATCTTGCCAAAGGCAACCATGCGTTATCCTGAGACAACGGCGCGGGTGCGCAGACAAGAGCATTGGCTATGTGACGAGTGCTACGCAAAATTGCGGGAGGCCATGGAAAACGAGGGTGAAGAAAGGCGCGAAGCGCGATAACAAAGGAGGCAGCATACATGAGCAGACAGCCAATCAATGAAGATTTGCACATCGAAAAACAGTGGTTTGAGGATGCGCGTGAACAAACCCTTGATACGCTCATGGGTTTCATAAACCACGTTATGAACGACTACGTTCACGACTACGGGACCTTATGCCATGCTGTATCGGCTTGCGCGGTTGCGGCGGCATGGGCGGCAAATTCAAGCGAGGGTGCGCGAGGCGGGATTACGGGCTTTCAGGCCAGTTTCGTGATGTGGGACTTTATACGTTATTGGCTGCACAGTCATAACAAATGCGGTTTGATGATGATAGATTTCGACAACATGCTCTATCCGCAGTATGAATACAGGTTTGATAAAACAATCCCTAAAGATGTATGGGAATTGTTGCAGAAACAAGCTGCCGAAAAACTGAAAGACCTTGACGGCTGCTCTGACAGAGTTGCGGACCACTGGCGCAGTATCGTGAACGGGAATGTGCCATTCGGCTATCGCGTCGTTGATCGGTGATTTTGCGATAACAGGAGGTTTAGATTATGAGTGGACAGGAAAAGTGCGAGAATATTATCAAAGGGCTGGAGTGCTGTACAGGCTATTGTGACGATGATACGGGATGCCCGTATTCTATATATGACCCTGTTGGTTTATCATGTCAAAACAGCTTGCGAAAAGATGCCATTGCACTGTTGAAGGCACAGAATGAAGTAATTGAAGATTTACTAAAGGTCGGTTATCCTCATAATTTCCAGAGAGAAGAACCTTGGATAGTTGATTACATGTACGCTATCACAAACGTGATAAAAAAGGCGGTGAAATTGTAATGACACGCGAGGATGCGGCTGCGATCCTGGAAGAAGTCAAAACCAATGATGACTCCATGTTTGCATATAATGAACCATACATGATAGCCATTGATATGGCTATTGATGCTCTGAAAGCCCGTGAAACGTCACTTGAAAAAGTTGCAAGTGATTATGGATTAACCGTGGATGGCGTGAGATTCGCACTGGATCAGTATCAACGAGTGATATGCGAGATAACCCATAGCAGAATGAGCAAACTATCCTATTATGCGGACGATATACTGAGGCTGGCGAACGACATCCAATGCGATTATTGCGAAAAAGAGGAGTGGATAGAAGTCGAAGATAGATTGCCTCCTGAACGCGAAACAATATTCGCTAAATTATACGGAACAGACAAGTGGAAAAGTGCCATGTTCAGGAAGATGTCAGATGATGTGCGTGTCGTATGCGTATTTGATGATGGAAGCAGGAGAGTCTGGCACGATCACACAGTAGACGGTAAATGGGATAGTGAGCGTCTACAGAAGGTACCACACAGACGCATAACGCATTGGATGGAAAATCCACAGTTACCCGAGGAGTGAAAACCATGAAATGTAATAAATGCCCTTATTTGCCGCAACGTAGTGAAGCGGGCGATTACCCGGATTGTCCAGCGCCGGAAGAAAAACAGACAACATGGAAGGACGGCGAGGACGGTTGTACCCTAACAAGGCGGCAACTCGACAAAATGAGCGACGATTACGCCGATTACCTGGGCAACATGGGTGATGACATGGGAACTCAGATGGACTTTGACAATAAAGGCTGGAAGATGGACGATGCTCTGGATGATATGCGGCACATGATCGGGTTGGATATGCTGAAACACAAGCCTTATAAGCGGCACGGAAAGCTATTTTTCAAACCATACCGCAATCATTGGGCTGGATTTAACAAGTACCTGGACTATTTCAGCGGGACGCTTGGACTTGTAGAGAAGCAGGAACCGAAGCTGTTAGACGGGATGCCGTATTACTACCTCACCCGCAGAGGGCTTGACTTCCTGGGAAGGCATATCGGCGTGACTATACATGATGTAGCGAGGTAAAGATGAAAGCATATTCAGTAAGCGATAAAGACTGTAATCTTGGATATTCTTATGTCATATTTGCCGAAACGAGAGCAAAAGCGATTAGACACGCCCTTGATTACTGCGACGGTGCTTTTGATTCGTGCGAATGGACAGACATGCGGGCGCTTAGGAAGCCGCAGTTAGATAAGTTTTATCGCGGCGAATCGGAAATGGACTGGTGCAACATGGATGATCGTGTCGCAATGGTCAGATATGCCGCGTTCCAATGCTCGGATGAAATGGATGTTACATCTGACGAGTGTGAGCAATGCGCGGCGCATGAATGGTGCGACAGATACGATATGATTTTGAGATGAAACAAGGAGGCTACCATGACAAAGGCAAAGCCAATCATTATCAAGATTGCGCCCGATCAGATTGATTTCTTTGGTGCGGTCCTTAATTGCGCGGTCCGCTATTGCCTGGGACGCATGACCTACATGCCGGGCCTGGTGACGGACTGGATCATGCAGCATTGTCACGGCATACTGACGCGAAAGACGCTGGGCGTGATGAAACGCGACATCGACGAAGCCAAAGAGCGCGACAGACTGGGTATGGATTGTGATGTGCGGACATGGGAGAAGTTCCGCGACTGGCTGGATAAGGAGGATGCGCAGGATGGGACGGCAGACTAAAATCGACTGGTGCGACAGTTCATGGAATCCAGTAACCGGTTGTCTGCATGGGTGCGAATACTGCTATGCACGTGGAATTGCTAACCGGTTTGGCAGGAAAGACGATCAAGAGAAATTGAATCACGACTTACATAAGCCGCTCGTGCGTGTCTATCGTGATGATTATGGGGTACAGCATACTGGAAGCAAACTCGCCTATCCTTACGGATTCGACCCGACGCTCCACCGCTATAAGCTGGAAGAACCGCAGCACTGGAAGAATCCGAGAACTATATTTGTATGCAGCATGGCGGACCTGTTCGGGGAATGGGTGCCTGACGAGTGGATCGAGGCTGTGTTTGACGCCTGTACTGCCGCGCCACAGCATCGATATTTGTTCCTGACGAAAAATCCGAATAGGTATATGAGCGCACACCCACTATATTTATCACGCATACAACGCCCGAGCAAAGCATTTGAAGCATGGTTTGGCTATTCCTATGACGGGACCTCAAATACAGAGATCAGGAAATCCTTGAGGCGTCAATACTCGCTCCATCAGTTTATATCCATTGAGCCGATGCTGCATCCGATATGGGGAGATGAAATCAATATGATAACCGCTACTTGTGATTGGGTAATCATCGGAGCAGAGACAGGGAATCGCAAGGGCAAGGTGAAACCGGACAAGCGGTGGATTATGAAAATTGCCGACAACTGCGAAATATCAGGCGTAGCCGTGTTTATGAAAGACAGCCTGCGCGGGATCATGGGCGATGACTTCCGGCAGGAATTTCCGTGGGGCGACCCATGAGCAAGGCCGTGTATATCATCGACGGGCGCGAGATGACCATAGACGAAATCGCTGAAATGCTGGGCGTAAGCAAACATGCCCTGTATGTCCGGCGCAGCAGATATGGCGATTGCAGTTTTCAGATGATTGTGGACATGTACCGGCAAAACCGCATAGGCAGCAGAACGGACAAATGGGAGCGACACCTTGTAGACGGCGAATGGATCACGCTTGCACAGGCCGCAGAACGATTAGGAATAACGCCAAAGACAATACGGAATTGGAGGTTGGAACAGAAACGCGCGACGGGAATCAAGCCCACATTGGCCGAGGCTATGGAACACTACCGGAAGTATTGCACCGGCGAACGCAAGCGTTATCCCGGCAGCGTGGCAAAGAGCCATTGGGTAAAGGGCGAATACCTGACGTTTGATGAAGCGGCAGCGAAATATCATACTTCCGTCAATGCACTACGAATGTATGTCAGTAAGCATAAGTGTAACCTCAATGCCGCCATCAGGAATTTAGAGGCACGCAGGGCAAAACGGGCAGAGAAGGACATACTGGCTATACTGGCGGAAGCAAGAGCACACCACACAAACGAATGAAGGAGGCTGGGATCATGCGACCCATCGACGGCGACAGACTGGATTTTGAAGTTGAGAGATGCGAGGAAACGCTGGAGGCTTTTCAGAAATTGATCGAGAAACAGCCAACCTTGCCCGTAACAGTGCGTGTGCCAGCGAAGTGGCGCTATCACAACGATCAACACGGGCAATGGTGGGATTGTGAGCATTGCGGGAAGGTCTGCCACAAAAACCCGCATGACATAAATTTCTGTAGCAACTGCGGTTCCCCTATGCGTATGGAATCATAAAAGGATGGTGCGATTACTACATGGCTATGCGTAATTCTCCCTCCCCCGATGTCCTACTGGTTGCGATCCGTGCGAAGTGTCTTGATTGCTGTGGCGGGATGCGGAAAGAAGTACAAGGATGTAAGATCAAGGAATGCCCCCTATGGCCCTATAGAACCGTCGAGGCACGAGACAAGCCGAAACCGATAAAAGGGCAGGTAACAATGTTCGATTTCGCAAGGCAGGAGGTGGGAGCGTGAAGGTCGGTATATGCCGGAAATGCCGGTATTTCCGAGAACATCACTGGAGTACATATTATGAACCGAGAAATTATCACGCCATAGGTATACCACATGTTTACGGGTATTGCACACTAAAGAAAAAACGTTGTCTCGACGTTAAGAATACAGATTGCATACCAAATCAAGTGACTTTATTTGAAGGGGAGAGAAATTGAGATGTTGTACAAGTCGATTAACTGGAATACCCAGGCAGAGCCAAAGCCCGCCGAGGGGGGGCGAAAGCATAAGCGAGTATGGGAGCGAGTGGCAGACGGCGAGTATGAAGCCAAAGGCAACGAGGGAACAAAGCGCATGGTGCGCGACGAACAGACGAAGATGTACCAGCTATTAGGCATGATCGACCTGATACAGAATGTCATGGATGGGTTGGACCGCAGATTGAAGATGGTGCCGAGGGGCGTTGCCAGGATGCAATCGGCAAAGAGCCTGATTACAAAACTGGCTTTCGACATAATAAACACCGCGCCATTGGAACAGCGAATGTATATGCGGGATCAGGTTGAGCACATAGAAATCATCACGGGCGTTAAGTCGCAGATGCCCCGCGACCTCAAAGCCACATTCGGGCAATTCCTGAATTTCAATCAGCTTGACATTGTAGCAAAGGCGGTTCAGGAGCAATGCTCCCTTTGCACCATTGAGGACCCGGCAGAACAAGCCAAATGCAAGTACAGGAAACTACTGGACGTTTTGCCTGTGGAAAAGATGGACGAGGACGCGCCGGGATGCGGATGGTCCCATTTTTGGGAATTGTGACAATTACGGAGGCTATGCGTAACATGAGTAAGGAGATTAGCAGATATACAAAGGTCATAGAAGATTTCGTTGTGGAATTAAAGGCGAACATCTCAAATCTGAAAGATACAACCATAAGCTATCAGGACGCATGGAGAATCGCCGAAGCACTGGAGGAGATCGACGTTACGGATAAAGTATACGTGCGAGGCGAAAAGCTGCAATCCGCCATGGAAAGCGCCATACGCGGTTATTCCGAAATCATTGCGGAGCGCGTGGTAGACGATTTGATGCACAACATATAATGAGGTGATATGTCATGGCCGACGAATGGCTGGCTGACGGCAACTGCGACAACTGCCGCCGAAAGAAGTATTGTAAGACGCCATGTAAGGCACACAAGGAGCGCTTTGCGCGGCGCGTAAAGAATATCATGTATTGGGAACGGAAGATACTTGCGAAGGGGAATATGTATGGAGAGCATGAAGAAAGAAAAGACGATTGATGAAATCAAGCAGTTAATCGTAAACCATCCCGTCAAGGCATACATGGAGATCGGCGTGGACCTCATGGGCGCGATCAATGACAACAGCGGTATCATGCTTATGTGCATTGAGGGGATATTCAAGGGCGCTGTGATTATCCTGAAAAACCTATGGCTGCTGGTGAGCTGCATTCTTTCTGCAATTAAGCACATGATTTTTCTTGCGTTTTACCCTGCCGTGAAGTTATACTATGTCATGGGTGCGAGACGCGAGATATTGCGAGAAAACCCGGAATACAGACAACCGCGGCGAAAAGATCAAAAGCGAAAGCGTTAACGCTTTTGAGAGGCGCGGGCATGGAGGGCACATGAACCAAACCACCATAAACCGCGAACGGCGGCAGCGCCGGGGAATTGAGCAGCCGAGGACAATCAGGAACAGGGATTGTGTGCTTTTGCATCGTATCCCCTGCATCATGCAGGATGTATGCCGCCTGGAAACGCGCCGCCAGTGGCAGAAGGACAGGATGTTCAGCATAACGGCAAAGCTGACAGGGATGCCCGGAGGCAGCGGAGGCGTGCCAACCGGCTTTGACGCAGCATACGCGGCACTATCAGAACTGGACGAGGAGCAGAGCCAGCGGGTGATTGAGTATTGCCGGGAACTGAAAAAGGCCGAGCGCATATTGAACACCATCCCCAGCCGGTCCATGAGGACGTTTGTTGTGATGCGCTATATCGACGATCTTCCGGGTACGGAAATCATGCGTGAACTAAACATGTCCGAATGGGGTTACAAGCGGGCCTGTGAATGTATTGAGCAAGCCGAGGACATGACGCACGTCAAATGGCGCGAACGATACATATTGTACAAAAAGACGGAAAATAATTCGTGAAAAATAGCAGAACTTCCAAAAACCACTTGAAACACGGCCCCTTGACATGTATAATGCTATCGTCAGGAGAAAAAGAGAACGCGCCCAGTGTGAAAGCACCGGGCGCTTTCGTCGTTTTGGGGGCGATCACTTGGGAAGTATGAACCTTGAAATTGATTGCACCGAGGTACAGAAGATCGTCGATATGGTAGCAAATGCCCTGACTCCTGAACAGATTGACCGATTGATGCTACGGACGTTGAGAGAGGTCGGCAAGAAAACCAGGACGGAAACCGGAAGGGCTGTCGCCGCTGAGTACGCCGTAACGAAGGGTTGGGCCATGGCCCGCATGAAAAACCCAAAGGTCGGCGGCAGCTACGGCGGATGGTCGTGCGTCATCCCCATGATAGACCGGCGAGGCAGCATCGGTGGCACATTCAAACTGTTGGGCTGGCACAGAGGCAGCAAGCGGAAGATTGGACGTGTACGCGCAAAGATATACCGTGGCGGCGCAAGCACGCTCCCGGCGCGAATGAACAATTACGGCGGTAATCCCCCGTTCGTGGTTGGTGGGCTGGCTTTTGTGCGAAAGACAAACCAGGCTCACCCTATCGCCGGTATCGTGGATATTGCCATGCCGCAAATGCCGCTTAATAAGAGCAAGCCGCTGGTGGAGCAAGCAATCATGGAAACAATGGTAAAGCGCCTGACGCATAACCTGGAGCATATGTTTGGTGGTTAATCATGGCTATATACCTGACAAAGAAAGACCTTGCAGACGCGGCGGGATATTCATACCGGCAGCTACAGAATATCGACAAGGCCATGCCGGAAAGCAAAAAACTATTCAAACAGGGCGAGGGCGGTAAATACGACCTCGCTTTTTTCATGCAACAATGGGTTGCGTATAACGTGGACGTGGAATTAGGCGGCGATTCCGACGACCTTGACGCGGTAAAGGCAAAGCACGAACGGATCAAGACCAAAAAGACAAGGCTGGAAGTGCGCCGGATGGAGGGCCGCCTGGTCGATGTTCAGGACGTGCGCCGACTGTGGTCGGACATCGCAAACGCTGTGAAGCAATCCCTGCTCCACTTGCCAAGCACGATAGCGCCCATGATTCAAGGGATGGACAATATCGAGGTAATCAACAACATCATTTCCAGCGAGATCAGCAATGCGCTGAATGTGCTGGCAGATACGCCGCTGCCTGAATACGCCGCGAACGAGGACGAAGAAGAATCCGATGACGGCGACGAGGACGAGGAGGACGAGGAGGTGTAATCGGTGAGCGTCCTTTATGAGCTTGCCCGCGACACCTTAGAAATGTTCCGCCCGCCGAAGATGCTGAACGTGTCCGATTGGGCGGATGAAAACAGAATCCTTGTATCGGAATCCTCCAGTGAGCCGGGGCGCTGGCGAACGGACAGAGCGCCCTATCAGCGCGAGATAATGAACTCCTTCACGCAACCGAACGTAAACACCATCGTCATCATGGCGAGTGCGCAGACGGGAAAGACCGAAGCGGAATTGAACATGATGGGACGAGCAATAGACATTGACCCTGGACCGATGCTGTTTATTCAACCCACGGACGGATTTGCGGAGGACTTTTCAAAGCGCCGCGTCGCCCCCATGATACGGGCCTGCCCTGCCCTACAGCGCAAAGTTTATGAAGCCAAGAGCAGGGACGCGGGCAACACCATCACCATGAAAACATTTCCAGGCGGCAGCGTGAGTTTTACCGGCGCAAACAGCCCGACAGAACTTGCGGGCCGTCCCGTGCGTTATGTGTTCATGGACGAGATAGACAGGTTTCCGGCCAGCGCAGGAACAGAGGGCGATCCGCTGGAACTGGCAGAGCGACGTACTGAAACCTTCCGGCACAATCGGAAAGTGGTTATGACATCGACACCGACCATTAAGGGGGCATCCAAGATTGAACGCGCCTATATGACGGGAACCCAGGAAGAATGGCATACCCAGTGCCCGCACTGTCAGCAGTTTCAGTATATCCGGTTTGAGGATATACGGTTTGACCGCGAGGAATACAAGGACGCGAATGGTGACAAGAACTATCACGTTCGCAATGTGCGGTGGCGCTGCCCGAAATGCGAAGCTGAAATCGGGGAATTTGACACAAAGCGCTGCCCTGCAAAATGGGTAGCGAAGAATCCAAAAGCAGTCGAAGCGGGAATACGCTCATTCAGGCTGAACGCTTTCATGTCCCCATGGTCGGACTGGACGGACATCTGCCGGAAGTTTCTGCGCGGCAAGGATGACCCGGAACAGCTAAAGACGTTTTATAACACGATCCTGGGTGAAACGTGGGAGATACGCGACCGAAGCGGTGTTCCTGAAAAGCTATACGCCCGGCGCGAACACTATAACGCCGAAGTCCCAACCGGCGTGCTTGTGTTGACATGCGGCATGGACACGCAGGGCAACCGCCTGGAATACGAGGTCGTGGGATGGGACCGGGAGGAGCAATCCTGGGGCATACTGCGTGGCATGATATTCGGGAGGGCTGACGCCCCCGGAACATGGGAAGAAGTGGACGATCTTCTTGACCGTGAGTTCACCGTGAAGAACGGTATGAAAATGCGAATCTCCGCCACCTTTATTGACAGCGGCGGCAATTACTACGAGAACGTGGTCAAGGAGTGCGCGAAGCGCAACCTGCGCGGCAAGAAGATATGGGCCATCAAGGGCGATGACGGGCAGGACAGGCCGCTTGTGCGCATGATGAAGCGCGACAGCACCGGCGACGGCAGCGCCAAATTCATCATAGGCGTTGACGGCGGCAAGGAGGCTATCATGTATTCCACTACCCTGACAGAGCCGGGACCGCGTTACATGCACTTCCCTGTTGATTATGACAAGGGTTATGACGAGGAGTATTTCCGGGGCCTGTGTTCCGAAAAGCTGGTCATGCACCGAAGGGGTGGCAAGGTGACGATGCGCTGGGAAAAATTCTACGAGCGCAACGAACCACTGGACATGAGGAACTATGCCCGCGCTGCCTATAAATACTTCCGATGGAACTTTGAAAAGCTGGAGCGCCTGTTGTCCGGCAAAGCAAAGCCAGAACCGATCACGAAAGCCCAGGCGGAAAAGCGAAAATTCAACCCCGTCATAAGCCGGGGAATCCAAATATAGGAGCGTGATACCATGTCCGCAATCAGCGGCTATACACTGGAAGAAGCACAAGAAATGCTGGGAATATGGAAAGCATGTGAACAGGCCCTTGCCAGCGGACAGGCGGAACGATACCGCATCGGTTCGCGTGAATATGAAGCTATCGACCTGGATAAAATCGCGGCGCGGATCACCTATTTCAGCAATCTTGTCGAGGCGCTTTCCGGGAATGTGCGCACACGCCGTGTTGTGCGCGTTGTCCCACGCGACCTTTAAGGCGGTGAAACCATGAGCAAGAAAGCAAAATTCGGAGAACGGCTGCTATATCTGTTCAGCGAGAAGCGCGGCCAGGACGCCTACAGTGAGCGCATGAAGCGGGAGCAGAAGCAGGATGCGGCGGGTGAACGCGGCAACACGCCGAGGATGGCGGCATCCGGTTATGGCAACCGAGGGGCCAGCCAAACGCTGTCAAGCATGGTTGGCTGGATCGTGAACGGCGGCAGCGCCGAGGACGATATAGACGTTCACGGCGCATTGCTTCGCAAACGCGCCCGCGATTTATACGCCGGTGGCGGGCTTGCGAGAAGCGGCCCGAATACGTTGAGTACAAACGTGGTCGGCTGGGGCATCATCCCAAAGCCGAAGATCGACGGCGAATTGTTGGGCCTGACGGACGAGCAGCGCGACGAGTGGGAGCGAAACACCCTGCGCGAGTTTCGGTTATGGGCGGAAAACCCCATGTGTGACGCGGAACGCCAGCAGAATTTCTATGGCCTCCAACAGCTTACATTCCTGTCGATGCTGATGTCCGGTGATGTGTTCGTTCTGTTCGGCATGAAGGAGAACAAGAGGACCCCTTATCAAACCACGCTGCGCATACTGGAAGCGGACCGGATAGCGACCCCGGACAGCAACGGCGACAGCATAGCGCAGGAGAGTGAAACGGCAGGACACCGCATCATCGACGGCGTTGAGATCGACCAGGAGGGCGAGGTCGTGCGGTATTATATCGCAAGCCACCATCCCCTGATGCAAGAATCAACCGACCCGTTGGAATATGTGCCTATTGACGCCTACGGAAAAGATACCGGTTATCCGCTGATCCTGCACATAATGACGCATGAGCGCCCCGAGCAGCGGCGCGGCGTGCCATTCGTGGCGGCAAACATTGAAACCCTGAAACAGTTTGACCGCTACATGAACGCGGAATTGGCGGCGAACGTGGTTTCCGCGATGCTGGCAATCTTCATCGAGACAGAATCCGACGATGGAACGCTGGGGATGGAGGACGCCGTAAACGATGACGAGCGCGTGACTAACGACGATATACAGCTTGAACTTGCTCCAGGCGCGGTCTATTCCCTGCCGCCCGGAAAGAAGGTCAAGGAAGTCAATCCAGTGCGCAACAATTCGGCGTTCAAGGATTTCGTAGAGACAGAGGAAACCATGATCGGGAGTTCGATGGACATACCGAAAGAGGTTTTAATCAAGAAATACGAATCCAACTACACCGCCTCCCGTGGTGCGCTGCTGGATTTCTGGCGCACGGTGCGCGTGCATCGAACGCGGTTCAATAACATGTTCAACCAGCCCGTGTACGAACAGTGGTTGAGCGAAGCGGTTGCTGCCGGACGCATTGAAGCGCCCGGCTTTTTTGATGACCCGGCCATAAGGCAAGCCTGGTGCGGGTGCATGTGGATGGGCGTTTCGATGGGCCATGTTGACCCGTTGAAGGAAGTCAACGCCGCCGCGCAACGCATCCTCCTGAACATCAGCACCGAGGAGCAGGAGGCCAGCGAGTACAACGGCAACGACTGGAATGAGAATATCCGGCAGCGCAAGAAGGAACTGGAAGCCCTCGCGGATGTCCGGTCCCAAACGACCGGTGACGGCGGCGGTGACGATGACGGCAGCGACGAGAACAGGGCCAATGCCATGACGCGCTATAAGATCGTCAGCGAGATCATCAAGGCTTGCGCGAAGCTGGAGGAACAGGAGGGAAAGAACGGTGAATAGGGACGCTTTCAGATTTGCCTATAAGATCAACATGAGCGCCACGGACAGCACACAGGCGGAAATGACGCTTTATGGCGAAATCGTTCAGGATTACGGGAAGTGGTTCAAAGAGAACTATCCCGAGGACAAGAGCGCGTCTGACTTCCGCAAGGAAATCAAGAAGCTGCGGGATGATGGCGCGACTAAGCTGCTGCTGCGCATCAATTCCCCTGGCGGCGTATGCACCGAAGCCGTTGCCATGCGATCCATTCTTGCGAACGCGGGCTTTGACAGCATCACAATTCGCATCGAGGGCCTTTGTGCCAGCGCCGCAACGGACATAGCCACCATCAGTGGAGCCACTGTGGAAATTGCAGAGGGTTCCGAGTACATGATTCACAATCCGTGGCTCATTACGTGGGGCAATGCCAATGATCTTGAAAAGGACATCGAACATCTGCGCAGTATTGAGCAGACATCCCGCGGCTTCTACATGGAAAAGTCCGGCCAGTCCGAGGAACAGATCAAGGAATGGATGGACGCCGAGAAGTGGTTCAGTGCAGAGGAAGCCGTGCGATACGGCTTCTGCGACAAGCTGCTGAAATCCAGCGACGCAAGGGCCACCCCCGCCGCCGCGTGCGTTACGGCGCAACAGATGGAGGTCATGCAGCACATTTACAAGGCCGTGCCGGATAACATTCACGTTCAGAAAGAACAGAAGTTCATCGAGCGTGAAGAAGGACCGGAGTTTGTCATTCCGGAAGCCGGACGCGCTGCCGCTTTCGCCGACTTATTGAGCGCGGCAAAGGCAACCAACACTGTCAGTTACGGAAACCCTGTTGCCGGGAATCCGACTGAAAATACAATCCAGGACAAGGAGGGTAAATCCAAAATGGAAAAGGAGATCAAGGACATCACCAGGGATGAACTCTTTGCGGAGAACCCGGCTGTTGCGAATCAGATTGCGCAGGATGCCGTCGCCGCAGAGCGCCAGCGCATCCAGGACATCGACGATCTGACGATGCAGGGCTATGAGGAAATGGCCGCAAAAGCGAAAGCTGACGGCACTTCCGCATTGGACTTCCAGAAGCAGATCGTCAAGGCCCAGCGCGAGAAGGGCAAGAAGTTCCTCCAGCAGCGCAAGGAAGAACTGGCCCCAACGCAGGACGTGAAGGGCGGCGCTGCCGAGGACACCGACGCCCAGGCGAAGATGAAAGCCGACGAGAAGGAGATCAACGACTTCGCGGAAGGCATCGCCGCCGTTGCCGCTGAACTGGCTGACACCATCGGCGGCGGCATGTACTAATCAAAGAAGGAGGATAAAAACCATGAGCGCACTTTATGGAGTCGTGGGTACGAGCAACCCCGATTATCTGCTGTCCAGCCCCGAGGGCGCGGACGTTATCGCCATCCCCTGCACTCCCGGCAAGGGTGTGGTTAAGCGCGGCACGGTCATGTTCCGCGAGAGCAACGGCATGTGGTCGCCCGCCGCTTCCGGCAATATCAGCACCAGCTACATGCTGGCCGTGCTGAATCAGGACGTGGACACGAACGCCAATCCCGCCGTGGCCGAGGATGCCGCCGCGTATCGCGCCGGACGGATGATTAATGGCCGCGTGAAGTACGACAACAGCGGCACACTGACCGCACTGACCGAGGCACACAAGATTGTGCTGCGGATGCAGGGCATCGTGTTCGACATGGCCAACAATGCCGCTGGCTTTGACAACGGCTCTTATGCCATTACCTACAAGGCCAACAACAGCACTACGGAGGCCGATGTTGTCGATCTCAAGACCGCTGGCGTGGCCTATACCGTGCTGAACAACAGCGACAGCAAGCTGGGATTCACCGCCCCCGCCACCAAGAGTTTCAGCAAGTGGAATACCAAGGCAGACGGTTCCGGCACCGATTATGCCGCCGCCGCGTCTTATTCCACCGACGCCGACCTGACGCTTTACGCGGTGTGGGCCTGATCGAAAGGAGGATAAAACAACATGAATCTGCTCTACGATACCAGGGCACAGCTCGCCGCCATCGAAAAGCTGCCCCGCGAATATTCCTTCCTGCATGATACCTTCTGCCGTGATGGCGGCACGGTCGAGGATGACAAGGCGATCTACGATTACCGCAAGGGCAATCGCATCATGGCTCCCGTCGTGACTGACGGCACGGGCGGCATCCCCATGCTGCGCACGGGATTTGAAACCCGTGAAATCGGCTTCTGCACCATTGCGCCGGAGCGCATCATCGAGAACAACGACCTGAAAGGCCGCATGTTCAGTGAGCGCGTGCTGGGCGCTATGACGCCGCAGGAGCGCGAACGCAAGATGATCGCAAAGGATATGATCGAGATGCGCCGCGCCATCCAGCGCCGCATCGAGTGGATGACCCGCCAGGTGATCCTGACCGGCAAGCTGTCCGTGTTCAGGTACACTCATGAGGGCCGCGACCTGGAAACCACCCTGATTGCCGATTATGGCTTCACCAACAACTTCACGCCTGATACCGCATGGAATCAGTCCGGCGCGAAGATCGACGCGGATATGCGCGAGATGTTTGATCTTGTGTATGACGGCGGCGGCTTCGTGGACATCCTGGTTTTCGACCCGAAAACCGCAAACGCCATCGTCGAGAACTCCGATTACGTCAAGCAGTTTGACGGTCGGAATATCGACATGGGCAAGATCAACACCAAGTACAAGGGGCAGGGCGTGCGCTTCATCGGCTGGAACTCTGACGGTGTTGAGATGTATTCTCTGTCCGGCAGTTTCGTCGATGACAACGGCGTAGTCCAGAAACTGCTTCCTGATGGCACGGTCATTGCGGGCGCGAAGGGCATCCTGAATTGCCTGTATGGCCCTGTGACCCAGGTCGAGGAACCCGGCCCGAACGCCCAGCACAAGACCTATTTCAAGAAGGAGGTCCCGCTGCGCGTCGGTTCCGTGGATGGCAACAGCATCAAGAACCGCCTGACCTCCCGCCCGACCATCGTCCCGTTCAACGTGGACGCCTGGTGTATCGGCTCGGTGCTGTAACAGCACAGAAAGGATGGAGCATGTTTATCGCCGTGCATTATGTGAGGATCAACGGCACGATGTACGCGCCGGGTGAAACCATCACAGAAAACATAGCCCCCGACAAAGAGGCGCGGTTATTGGACAAAGGCGCTATCCGCATAGCAGCGGAAGCGCCTTTTCCCGCCCCGCAGACCGAGGCCGAGGGATTTGTTGACGTGGACGAGAAAGGCGGCACAGAGGGCGACAGTGGCGCGGAGAGCGAAGTGGAACCGATAGCAGCAGAGGATGAAGCCGACGAGGAATACGAGGAGGCCGAACCAATGGAGATCGACGCCACAGAGAGCATCACTACCGCCGAGGAACCCCCTGTCGAGGAAGAAAAAAAGCCCTCTCGTAAGCGCAGGGGCGGAAAGGAGAGCAAAGCATGACCGTCAAGATCATCAAGACCGGCGAGGAGCTTGTATGCAATGACAGCTACGGCGCACGCCTGATCGAGCAGGGCGCGGCGATTGCCGCTCCCGGTAAGGCCAAGAGCGCGAAGCCTGCCGACGCTCCCGCCACGAAGAAGGCCGTCAAATCGGGTGATGCCTGATGGCGCTTAAAGACCGAATTGACGCAGACCGGCGCAGGGTTTTCATGCAGCTTGACCACTTCGCAGACTTTCACACCTGGAATGGTCGGAGGTTCCGGTGCGTGACAGATGACGATGAAGCGCTAAAGCGAAAGAACAACAACGTCAACGATATATCGTGGGATAACAATACGCGGGAAACGATGGTCTATGTTCCGATGGAGGATTGGCCGGATCGCTACCCCGTGCCGAACGACCACGGTTTCTTTGACGGCGTTCACATGAAAATCATGCAGGTACAGAATGACATGGGAATGCTCGGAATCGTGTTGTCTACCGGCTTCCCAAAGGAGGTGGCGTATGAGAACGGCTGAACGCCTGATTGCGCTGCAAGAGTGGACGTATAAGGCGTGCTGCAAGGGCAGGAAATTGAAGGTCCCGCCGCCCGGCCAGGACATTACAAAGTATCTGGACAAGCGGGAGCCGAGCATCTTCCTGAACTTCATGCCGATGCGCCCAGACCAAACAGCGACTATCGCGGGCGTCAATCCGCCCAATGTCGCCCCGAGTATTACGCTGCTGATAGATAATTCCATGGGAAAGTACATGGAGGATAAGCGCTTTGATACCTACAACAAAGTCCACAGAACAAAGACGTTCGGACAACAGTTGAATATCCAGGCGCTTTTTACGGTCTATGAGGACGGCGTGAGGCTCCCCGGTTTCATTGACAAGGTAGAGGCCGACCCGGAAGATTTTGATATGACCCTTATTCGGGAAGGAACCCAGGAAGGTCTTTTTACCCTGTTGAATTGGATGGACGATTACAGGGATTCGCTCATCGCAACGAAGATCATTCCCGACTCGGACATGTACGTGAACGAGGAGAGCATTATCTATACGCTGCGCGAGGATCAGAAATATCCATCCGACAATCGCCCGCTGTTCTACGGCGTGGTGAATGTTTCCTTCAACTGCTACTCCGAACACAAGGACAACCCTGAAATCAGATCAATATTAGATTAAAGGAGGTACAATCCATGGCTGATTATCTGCATGGCCCCTATGGCGCACAGCAAGCCAACGGCGACAAGGTTGCCGTAGACAGTCAGAGCGCCATTGTGGTCATTGGCACGGCTCCCGTGCATAACCTGGACAGCTACAGCGGCAAGGTAAACACCCCGATCCTCGTCAACAACATGGCCGAGGCCCGCGCCAATTTCGGTTATTCCGACGATTGGGCGAACTATACGCTTTGTGAGGCGATGTCCTATATCCTGGACAACCTGGGCGTTGGGCCGCTGGTGCTGATTAACGTGCTGGACCCTGCGGTTCACAAGGCATCGTCCCAGACCACCAAGAGCATGACGCCGGAAAATGGCAGGATCGTCATTGCCAGCGCCGAGGATGCTGTTCTTTACAGCGTCGTTGTGCAGACCACCGACCAGACTCCGGTTACGAAGGTCAAGGGGACGGATTACTCCATTGAGTACAACGCCTCCAAGAAAACCATCACGATAACCGAGTTGACCGCTGGCGCTCTCGGCAGCGCCGCGCTGTCGATCAAGTACGACACCATCAAGCCCTCTGATGTCGATGATACCGTTGTGATCGGAACGACCGATGACATGGGCCTGAACACCGGCATCTACTGCGTGAAGGATGTGTACACCAAGACCGGCGTCATTCCCGCTTTCCTGATGGCCCCCGGCTTCTCGTCCCTGCCTACCGTTCACGCAGCCATGTATCAGAATTCCAGGAACATCAGCGGCCATTGGGACGCCTGGATGTTCACGGATATTCCGATCAGCTACACCAGTGGTGGCAGCACTGTCGCCGTTACGCTGGCAACCGCCGCGACCTGGAAGAACTCCAACGGCTACAACAAGGATAACGAAACCGTGTCCTTCCCGATGTTCTCCGGTTCCGATGACAAAAAGTATCACGGCTCCGTTCTGCGGGCCGGTAACTTCCTGGCTACCCTGACGGAGAACGACGGCATTCCGTATCACACCGCCAGCAACACCGATTGTCCGATCATCAGCAATCTGTGGCTGGGCGCCGGGAACGAGAACCGCGTGTATGATGACGACATCATCAATCGCTACCTGTGCAAAAATGGCATTGCCTCCGCTGCATACGTGGGCGGGCGCTGGGCGCTGTGGGGCGCTCATTCCGCGCAGTATGACCAGACGAACGGCGATACCATCAACGTCAGCGAAACGAACCTGATGATGCTGTTCTACATCACGAACGACTTCCAGCACCGGCGTTTCCGCGACATCGACGAGCCGTTGACCTCCAACGACATTCAGCAGATCGTCGCGGAGGAGCAGGAAATCCTTGACGCGCTGATTTCCCACGGCGCGTTGACCTACGCCAAAGCCTATCTGAACGCGGACGAGATTGCCAAGTCCGACATGTACTATGGCGATTACAAGTTCACGTTCGACGTGACCACTACCCCGCTGGCGAAGTCTCTGACCGCGCTGGCAAACTGGGTTGATGACGGATTCGCCGTGTTCTTCAATTCCGGCGCGTCTGACAACGGCTAACGGGAGGTGAAAAAAATGCCGAAGAAAGTCTATAACAACGTAGAGGACCACAAGCTGCTTGACAACAAGCGCGTATGTGAGGACATTACCTCCGTCGTACTTCCCACCGTGTCCCACCCCACCGTCACCATTGACGCGGCGGGCATGGCCGGTGCGGTTGACATGCCGAATCAGGCGAAGCTGGAGAGCATGGAGCTTTCCGTCAGCCACAACAACGGCAGCAACTGCAAGTATCTCACCAACCCCAACAAGCACACCATCGAATTCCGCCTTGCGCGTCAGCGCTACAACGTGAAGAAGGGTGAACTGGAACATGAGGGCGTGAAGTATCGCATCACCTGTGTTCACAAGTCCACTGAACACGGAACCGTCGAAGCGGGCAACCCCCTGGGCAGCACCGAGCGCTTCACCGTCCTGCGCTTTGAGCGCATTGTTGACGGCGAAACCGACACGGTTGTTGACATCATGGCGGGCGTCCTGAAATTCAACGGCCACGATCTCGTGAGCGAGGTCCAGGCCCTCTTGAACTAAGCGGCCACCCACGATCCACGGCAGGGCAAAAGCGAAAACGATAACGCTTTTGCCCTGCCGCTACAACACAATAATCAATATAAATCAATAATAATCAATATTCATCCATATCAATCAAGATTATTCAATCACAAGGAGGACAATCACATGTCTGATAACATCACCAAATACCCCGTCGAGAACACAGAACACGAGAACGCCGCCGCAGAGGCTACTACCAAAGCGGACGAGCGCAAGGCCCGGGAGGACACCTTGAAAAAGGTGGAGGAGATCGTTACCCAGGCAACAATCGGCACGCTCAAACTTGCCGCGCCGTTCAAATCGGACGGCATTGAGATTACCGAATTGCATTATGATTTCAAGGCTGTTACCGGCGTTGAATTTGCCGACGCCATGGACAGCGACTTTTCCCGCAAATCCGACTCCTTCAGGATCACCGGAAAACAGGCGCTTGCCCTGTTCGCCGTTGCCGTGGAGAAGTGCGAGGAACACGTTGATAAGCAGGATGTGCTGCGCGGGCTGTCTGTTGAGGACGCTGTTGCGGCGATACAGGCGGCAACGCTTTTTTTCAGAGCAGCTTCCCAGGCGGGAAGTCTGCGTACTTCACGGGCTTAGTTGAGGCGGCAATCGCCACGCATACCCCGATAACCGACTATATGGGGATGACCCTGCGCCGGTATCAGGAATTCAGAGCGGCGATAACCCAATACTTTGAAGCCAGGGAAAAAGAATGAAAGGGGGCGGCATGGTGAATCTGTACTATGAGGGCACAGACATGACCGATTACGTGAACGTCACCAAATGCGTATGCCGGGATGTATCACACGGCAGGGCTGACAGCATGGAACTTGAATTCGACCACGCCGCCGCCTGGTATCAATGGGGACCCAAAGAGGATGATAAAATCATAGCCGAGATGGACGGCTATACCACGGGAACGATGTATCTGAACGCCATCATTCCAGATGGTGACAAATTCAGAATGCTGGCGACGGCGCTTCCGAGCGTAGCGCGTCGCAAAGCATGGGACGCATATCGGAATATGACGCTTGAAAAGATCATGCGTCAATGTGCCGCGGAGGCTGGAATGTCTATCAATTTCTATGGTGTGGACATCGGCTTTCAATACGCATACCTGATGCGCGAGAACGAGGGTGCTGCCGCATTTATGGATTGGCTTGGGACATTGGAAGGGCTGGCTGTAAAAGCCTATAAAGAGGCATTCCGGGCCGTGTCGATCACGTATGCACAGAACCTTGACCCGGTTCAGGATTTTTACCTGGACACGACGCAGGATGGCATAAAGCATATGCGGAAGGAAATACAAAAGATTTCCCGCTTGACTGTTTTATCTCCGTATGCCCGCGTCGCGGCCAGCGACAGCGGCGCAACATACGGAAGCCCGCGCACTGTCAATCTTCCGGCAACGAACGTGGTTCAGGCCGGTCGCTGGGCGCGTGGGCTGCTGTTGGCACATAACAGACAGATGGAAACGCTGACCATAAGAAGTTCATTTAATCCGAAGATGGAAGCATTAAGGCGCGTGGAAGTAGAGGGAAAGACGGACGCAAACGGAAGCTGGATCGTTGATGAAGCACAGCACGACCTTGTTAACCTGAAAACCGAAACAAAACTATTGCGCGTCATTAGTACGATCTATTAGGTATACCAATATGAGCAGAGAAAATAACCCCCTATATGGGGCGATCATAGAGCGCGGCGAAGTGATGACCGAGGACAGCGGCAAGTATACGGTGAAATCGTTTGACCGCGACGGCATAATAACACCGCCGATAACGGCGATCACGGACAGTTATGACGTGGGAGATCACGTCTTTTTCTTTTTATTCAGAGATGGCAGCGGACGGATTTTGGGATTGATGGACGATTGATCCGTGCTGACATGCCATAAAGGAGCGTGAAAACGGATGGCCGTCAATCTTGAAGGTAATATAATCATCAAAGGCAAAGCGGATTCCAGCCTCGATCAACTAATGTCGAAGATGGCACAAATACAAAGTGCCGTTGAGATGATCGCAGGACCTATCCGGGATTGGGAAAAAGAATCCATAGACCTTTACAAAGATTACGAGACAAACATGCTCCAGGCGCGGGCCGCGTTGAGCGATCAGTATTCCAGTGTAAATGAACTGAACAACGTCATGGAAACGCTGGAAAAACAGGTTCAGGAGTGGGCCGAGAACAGCGTTTTCCATGTCTCTGATTTTTCCGAAGCCGTTGACAATGCTTCTCACGCCGGTTGGAATCTGGAGCAACAGTTGGAGGGCATTCCCCGCGCTATGCTGCTGGCACAGGCTGGCAACATGTCGCTGGCAGACGGCCTATCCTACCTTGCCCGCGCTCTTAACGTCACCGGCACGTCGTTTGAGGATAGCGGCACGCTGGTGGATCAGTGGGTAAAGGCCAGTCACCTTGCAAACCTGACGATTGAGGACCTTGGCGAATCTCTGGAGCGCATGGGTGTTTCGGCACAGTTTACGAGCAATACCGCCGAACTGTTTACCATGCTCGATGTGCTGGCACAGACCGGCGTTGTCGGCGCACAAGCCGGTACACTTTTGCGCAATGCAATGCTTCGCCTTATCGCGCCCACCAAAAAGGCCAAAGAGGCCATGGAAGATTTGGAGGTCACGCAGGAGGAATACAACGAACTCGCGGGCGAAAGCGAAGCGCTTACAAAGGTCAACAAAGCGCTTGAAAAGACGGGGTTTTCTGCCTATGACGCCAACGGGCAGTTAAAGCCCATGATGCAGACTTTCGACGAATTGTATGATGCACTGGTCAATATCGCCGGAAGCGAGGAGGATTTGCTCAAAAACCAGGAAGTTGACGAAATCCTGGCAGCACTGTTCCCGACGCGCACTATCTCCGGCGCTCTGGCTTTCCTGAAAGGCGTCAAAGATAACTGGCACGATCTCTATGACGAAATCGTAGACAGCGAAGGGGCGGCAGAGAAGGACGCGGAAACCGTCATGTCCGGCCTGATGGGAAAGCAAGAACTGTTCTTGTCGAAGTGGGAAGAATTCTCGCGTAAGGTCGGAGAAGAATTGTCTACTCCGCTGGAAACCGTTTATGAAACGGTCGGCGGATTGATCGACAAGCTGAACGATTTGCCCGAGGATCAGCTTTCCGCACTCGTCGGCGGATTGACCGGTATCGCCCTGCTTGGACCGGCGCTCGGCGTCGGCACTGGAGTATACAAATTCTTCTCCATGCTCGGACCATGGGGCACCGCTGCCGTTGCCGCCGCCGCTGGCATAGGCGCATTGGTCGGGTATCTGCAAACGGCCTCCGAACTGGAATTCGATTCCCAATTCGGCGATTTGGATATAGACGTTAAAGCACTGGAAAAATACGCCGAAGGACTGGAAAGCAAATATGCGGCCGAACAGAAAGCATTAAGCACCTGGCAAACCGCGCTGGATGAAGCGACAACCAGCTACACCAACTTTACCGCCGCGCTTAATGAAAACTTGCTGGAGGACGTGCTGACCGGCAAGACACTGGATGAGAAGCAGAAATCCAACCTGATTCAGTACGGCGATGATATTGTCAGTTCCGTCATTGAGGGCATTGAAACCGCAAAAGAGCGCGACCTTAGTCTGCTGGATGTGCTGTTTGATGACATGTCGAGCGACGAACAAAAGGACGCGCTGGATTTGGGATTTGCCCTGGACAACGCCTATTATGAAAACATCATGGGACAGGCGCGGTCCATCGGTGAAGAATTGCGGGCTGCGCTGGTTGAAGCACTGAAGGATGGCTCCATAGACGAAAATGAGCGCGAGGCAATTCAGGCAACGGAGGAACGCCTGAACGCCATCATGCAGGAGATCAACGCCTATAAAGACTCTGAGGCTTTCAACGAACAGCTTTACAAGGCCCAGCACGTCAGCGCCGATTCCATCACCGACTATGTTGATTCCATTGTGCAGCTTGACAAAGAGGCACAAATCAAAATTGAACAGGATCGCGCCGCTGCATGGGCGTCGTACAAGACGAAATTCGACCAAGCCGTAGAAAACGGATGGGAACTTGAATTTGCAGACGGTACAAAGCGCAAGGTCACGGCGGACGATTGGGCTGAATTTGAATCCGGCATGATGGGCCAGTTTGACGCCATGTATGGCGACATACACTCCAAGTATGCCGGATTGGTTGACGCTGCCTATACCTCTCTGTTCGCGGATTCCAAATTTGGAGATGCCTACGGCTGGCTCTCCAGCATGATGAACGCCGGAAGTATTACAAGCGGGGAAAACGGCAATTTCAATTTCGGTCAGGGCGTTTATGACGATCTGACCAAGATGTCGAATGAGCAGTTGCAATCCATGCTCAACGGCTTCCAGTTCATGGCAGAGAATGCCGGTGCATTCAGTGATGCGCTGTCTGAATTTGGGGATTCCCCCGAAATACAGCGTATGCTTGACATGTTCGGCAACGCTTCAAAAATGACGGATTTGCTGTTGGGAGAATTGCAGCGGCGGGAGGCGGCGAACGAGGCGACGCCCGGAGGAACGGACAATTACGGCAATCCGAATACCGACAACATAGGCGGGATTACCGACGCCCAAGCGCTGAAAAAAATCCTGGCCGACACAAACATGACCGTCGCCGACAGCGGATTCAATTTTGACCTGGATGCCGTGCAACAGGCGGCGGAGCATTACGATCAGGCGGTCAAGCGCCTGGCGGAATTGGGCGAGGACGTTTCGCAGTATACCGACAATTCCACGGATGACTGGTATAATAATTGGCTGAAAAATCAGGGCCAGGGAATCGAAACCCCGGAGCTGCCGCCAGCTACGATTGACATTGAACCCAACGTCGATGACTTGATATGGGATGATGCCCTGAACGCCCTGGTGGATCAGGAAGTAGAAGTTCAGGTGAACGGCGACGTTCAAAAGCTGCGGGCGACCATTGACGGCGAGGACGGTCGAAACCTGATTGAATATATCGACGCCGACGCAACGGACCTGGACATGAAGATTTGGTCGGCGGATGGCCTGACCTTACTGGAACATGTCAAGGGCGACGCTTCGCTCCTGTCTGATACAATCGCGGAATACGACGGTATGCCCATTACCGTTGACATCAAGGGCAATAATCTGTTCACTCCTGCCGATGACGCAGCGGGTATGATTGAGGATTCCGTGCCTGATAATGTCGAAATGCCGGTTAGTCCCGTGGTGGATGAAAGCGCATTAGATGCGGACTTAGGCCCCGTCCCGCTGACCATTGAACCCAATGTCGAGGATTTGATATGGGATGACGCCATGAACGCACTGACGGATCAGGGCGTAGATGTCAAGGTGAACGGCGACGATCAGGAACTACAGGCGACCATAGACGGCGCGGACGGTCAAAACCTGTTGGAATATGTGGACGGCGACGCGACGAACCTTTCCATGAAAATCACGGCAGAGGATGGTAAAACCCTGCTGGAGTATGTCCACGGTGATGCTTCGTCACTGGCTGCAACGATCAGGAAATACGACGGCATGACGATTACCGTCAACATAAAGGGCAATAAGATGTTCGCTTCCGGTGGCCGTGCGACCGAGGCTTCGACTTTCGGCGAGGCCGGACCTGAATGGGCCATCCCGGAACAGCATTCCGAACGGACGGCGCAACTGCTGAACGCCGCGCGTGAAGCAAGCGGCTTTACATGGGGCGAGATCATGGGCCGGTTCGGCGGCCTGAACGCGGACGCGAACCACATCAACGTCAACATGACATATGCACCGACGATCAACGCGGCGAACGCCGATGGCGTTTCCGATGTGCTGACTGCCGATAAATCGAGAGTGGAACGCATCGTGCGGGAAGCCGTACAAAGAGCGCTGGAAGAAGGAAAACTGCATGACGAGTTGGAGGTGTATGCGTGATGGAAGAAAACGGATATGTCTACTTCTGCTCGGCTGGTGAAACCTTTGACAGCGTAGCCCTGAAATACTACGGCAACGAGAAATACGCGGCAGAGCTTTTGAGCATGAACCCGGAACTCTGCCGCGTCACCACATTTAAGGGTGACGAGGTTTTGATCCTGCCGGAAATTGATATGCCGGAGAACGAACTCGGTCCTGATGCAGACTATGAATTGCCGACCACCGCCCCGTGGAAGGAGTGATACAATGGCACGCTCTTTTTATCCGACTATATTAAATCCTGAATTAATGAAACGCCTTGGATTGCCTGGCGGTGACGATGACGGTAAAAGCAAAAAAAAGGACTACAAGATCGACAGCGCATCAGTCATAACGCTAATCGGCAGTTGGGGCAGTTTCAAGTTCTACATCAAGAAAAAGAGCATCATCGGCGTGAAGGACATCACGATCACCTATTCAAACGAAACTGAAACCAATTCCACCAACAGCAAGGAGAACTATACCAGCATAAAAAACGTCAACCCCGCCGAAATCAGCATGACCGGAATTTTCAGCCGGGCATTGGGAATTACTGATGTTCGCGCTTCATGTTGGAAACTGATGGAGATTATCCGCAAGGGGCAAAAATTTTACGTCTATACTGGCGCGGACAAGATACTTGCCCCGCTTTTCGTTGCAACGAACGCCAAGTGTTCAAAGATCGAAATAGGCCCGGACAAGAAGTGGAGTTATTGCGAGGTGCAAATCACACTAAAGCAATGCGAGAAATACGAGGGCGGCACATCGGGCACGATTGCAAAGAGCAGCGATTCAGACGGCGGCGGCAGTTCCGGCGGCGGAGGCGGTGGCGGCGGCGGAGGCAGCGGCAGCAAGGGAAAACGCAGCAGCGGAAAAGACCCCAAGAAGAAGGGCAAAGGTCTTATGAAGAAAAAGAAAAAGGCTTTGGATGATACCAAAAAGAAGAGGATAGGTGGCGCGGCTGGATCTATCAAAAAGAAACTTGACGGCGGCGGCAAAACCGAGAAAAAGAGTATTTGGGATGGATTGAAATAGGGGTGATACCATGGCGCTTTATGAGATCACGAACGAACCACTCCCCATTGATTTTGAGGGATGCAGCACTGATGTTCAGCGCACGCTGCAAAACGTGAAGAATCTTATCATGTGCAGGATGGGCGAAATCCCCTATGACCGGTTTTGCGGGTTTGATCCTGCACTGTTTGACCTGCCGCCTGATGAGTTCGCCAATGAATTACTGCCGGAACTGGACCGCGTTCTGATGTGGGAACCCGAGGCAATAGCTGTTAGCGCGTCATACACATTCAATGATGAAGGTGAAGTTATCATTCATCTTTACGCGGACATAAACGATGACACTTAATGCAGATTGAGGTGAGAGCATGGACAATACTGAAATCCATTATCTGACGTTCGACCCCGACGAGATGTGGGACGAGATGCAGCTTGCGTACATGGACGAGGGCGGAGACGTGCTTTATTCCGGCGACGAGAAATACATGTTGCTTCGTGGCGTACACGCGATACTGATGCAAGCCTTTGCCGCGGTTGACAACGCTTTGCGCATGGACACCTTGCGTTACGCGCAGAGGGAATATCTCAAAATCTACGGCGAGAAGCGAAACTGCATATACAAGAACGCTGAAAAGGCCACCGCCACCATCACGATCACCTTCAAAGCCACTGGCAAATCCGATGTCATGGCAGCGGGTGAACCCGTGACGGCGGATGGAGAAATGCTGTATCTGCTGGATGAAGATGTCATCGACAACGGTTACGCGCAGACAGTGACCGTCTCCGTGACATGCGCGATTGCCGGGACCGCTGGCAACGGTTTACTTTCCGGTACACAGTTACAGGCCCTTCTTCCTCACGACGGCATATACAGTATCTACGTCACCACAGACGCGACAGGCGGCATGGATGATGAAGATTTTGAGGTCTACCGTGAGCGCATCCGCAATTACGGATTGACCAACATCACCACCGGCCCGGAAGTACAGTATGAATCCGCCGCAAAGGATGTCAGCACGGTCATACTTGATGCGAACGCCGTCAATCTTGGAGCGGGACAGGTGGGAGTATATCTGCTGCTTTCAGACACCACGGGCAGCGCGGCGATTATCACGGCGGTAACTGCGGCGCTCAACTCGGTTTCCGTCCGGCCATTGACGGATCAGGTGTCCGTCGCCTTGGCAACCGCGATTCCGTACACGCTGAACGTACAATATGAAGCGGGAAGCGGAAGCAACATATCAACTGCCATTGGTGAAGCGGTGACGGAATATCAGGAATGGCAGGATCACGTCATAGGCCAGCCATTCAACCCCGATAAGCTGATGGCTATGCTGTATCAGGCGGGATGTACCCGCGTGGTATGGGGAACCGGCAGCGAGTTCGGCAGCGGCGGCGACGTTGAATACACGCCGATACAGGCGAATCAGTATTGCAGCGGCACGATCAGTCTGGCGGTGATTACCTGATGTTGACGTTTGATATTGCGAGACTTTTCCCGCGCTTCCTGCTGAATGACAAAAACGGCTACGCGATGGCAAAGGCCATAGAAGCGGGCCTTAAATATTTCCTTGAGAAATGCCAGGACGGGCTTGATTGCGTGCAGAACGTGGACAAGATGCCCGAATGGCGGCTTGATGAAATGGCGTGGGAATTGAACTGCCTGTATGATTACCACGCCGACATCGAATCAAAGCGGAAATGGATTCGTGACGCGATCCCGCTGTTCGCTTCTTATGGCACGGTCAGCGCCATCTACAATTTCCTCACGGGTTACTTTGACGGTATAGAGGTTGAGGAGTTTTGGCAATACAACGGCAATCCATTCCACTTCCGCGTGACCGTGGAGGGCGAATGGACGCCGGAAAACGAAGCATGGGCGCGACGGGCCATCGCCGAATCAAAGAACGTGCGAAGCGTGCTTGACGGCCTGAACATTGGTTGCCACAGCTTCATCGGCCTAACCGCCGAGGGCAAGGTGCTTTCACGGTTCGCCTATCCCCTCACAGGGGCCGAGAATTGGGCCGGGCGCTGGCCGCAGGAAAACACCCAGGGCGTGCTTGATGAGAGCGCGAGGGCGGGCGTGGAGGCTTCTGACGCGGCTGTGCGCTTCCCCTACCCCATGGCGGGAACCACGCCGGAGATCAACACCATCGGCGCGTTTGATGGTTCTGTCATACCTTCCGCACAGGCGGAGGACACATACGCTATGATCCTGTACAAGCTGTGCGGACAGGATGAAATCTGAAAAAGGAGGTAAGCCGGATGGCGGATGTATTCACCTTGGACAGCGCCTACCTGACGAGCAAGCGCACGGAAATCAAAAACGATATTTCGTATGCCCGCTATAAGGTGGGAAGCACCTGGTATAACGCGCAGATTCAAAGCGCCACCGTGCTGAACGACGGGCGCGTTGAAGTGACGTTCATCATCGACCATACCGTGGTTGGCAACATCACGGTAACGGGCGTTGAACTGTACGACCACAACGGCGTGCGCATCGGCAGCAAAGCGACGAGCATCACAAGGGCAGACGCAACCGAGGGCATTTTGTATGTCTGCCGGTTCAGTCTGTTCCAGGTGGTCGAGAACACCAGCAATACGGGCGCGTATGACGCGCTGTAATGAAAGGGGTGAGGAATAATGTCCTATAATCAGCGCGTTATTTGGAAGGATCATGTGGTGGAACGTCCGAGGACGTACACCGAGACGGTCAACGGCGACAACAGCAAGACCTTCACGCCTGCGCCGGGAGAAGTCTTGCAGCAGGGCACGCCGCAGAGCGCAACCAACTTCAACACTATGGACGAGGCTATCCAGCATATCGCCGTCGCGTTTGATGAATTGCAGATGACCATGCAAGCGGAATTGAGGGCGGCGCAGGACGAAATCGCAACGCTGAAAGCCCAGGTTGCGGTTTTGGCCGGGTATCACGAAGAATAAGGAGGCTCCGATATGGCTTACAAGATAGTGAAGTCTACCAGCGGTGTGCCTGAAAGCGCCGAGAAGGTGGAAGTGCTGATCGAGAGTTCTTCCGACCTGGCGAATCTGCCCGAGGGTTTGGCGGCGGGCAGCGTGGCCTACACCGCCAGTTTGAGCGCCATGTACATGAAGGCCATCGACGGCACATGGACGCAGATTGGGGCGTGATAGCATGGACGTAACGAGCATCGGCGCGGCACTGGCTATCACGGGCGGCGCGGCAGCGGCAGCGGCCCAGGCGGCCCAGGACGCGAACGACGCGGCCACCGCCGCGAATAACAAGGCCACCGCCGCAAACAACGCGGCAACGGCAGCAAACAGCGCGGCGGCAGCGGCGAACGCGGCGGCGGCGGGCTACCCCGATCTGGACAAGGACGCCTTTGTTGACCGTATGGCGTTTAACTATGCCTACATGATTATGCAGGCGGAACTGCGCGACGTGCAGAAGCGGCTTGCGGTTGCCGAAGCACAGATCGCCGCGATAGGATCATAACAACGGAAGGAGGACACGGCAATGCCTGAGAATGAAGTCCTGGAAGTGATGGACGACAACCCGGATTACGACCCGGAGTATTGGGAGCGCAAGCGCAAGGAGGAATGGGAGGCGAAGCTGGCCCCCTTCAAAGCTTTGCGTGAACAGATCGACGAGCACGACGAACTGATGGCGGAAACCTTGTATGAGGTGACGCTGTTGGAAATTGGATTGGAGGAATGATGCCATGACCTTTAAGCTGATGAAGCGGATCATCGAAACCGCGAAGAAAAACGGCACGCTGGAAGAAAAGCGGGCCGACATCATGGACAAGCTGGACGCTTTTCTGGCGGCTGACCGCCTGACCCGCGCGGAGTACGAGGAGCTTGTGGCTCTGATGGATGCGTAATGCGCGACCTGATTGACCGGCTGGCCGCCTGGTGGACGGACTGGCTGTATATCCACGATCTACAGAGAATGGAGGCTGAGATAATGACCTATAAATTAATGAAGCGCCTGATTGAAAACGGGCTGAAAAAGGGCAACCTGGACGTGGAAGCGACCCTGCTGAAACTGGACGTGTTCCTGATGGCCGACCGCATCACGCCGGAAGAATACCAGGAACTCGTCGATCTGATGAACGGAGGCGCGACCAATGAATAACAGCCCGCTTGAATTTCTGGCGAAGAAGTACGGCAATATCGTCAAGTACGACAGCGCCGGAAACGTCACCGGTATTTTCGTGAAGTTTCCCAAAATGAAATCCTCCGACTTGGTTGCGGGCCTGCCCTCCCACACCCACCCGGCGTTCATCATCAACGGCGTGGAGCAGGATTATATCCTGCTCGGCAAGTACAAAGGTGGTGACAATGGCGTAGCGAATGGCGCGATCCTGTCCTTACCCAACATAAATCCGATTCGCTCCCTGGGCGCGGATCAGTGCCTTTCCCGCATGAAGCTGGCCGGGACCGGCATAACGGGCATGACGTGCGCGGACTACGGCTTTATCAAGCTGCTGGCGCAGTTGCACGGTTGGGCGCCGAAGGGCAACACCACATGGGGCCAGAGCCACAAGGACGCGACGGCCTGGGAGGTCGGCAAGAGCATCACCGTGGACCTGGAACGCGCCTACAACGGCTATGTGTACAAGGCTCTGCAAGCGCACACCAGCGCGGCAGAACTGCGGCCTGACATCACCCCGACGCATTGGCAGAAGGGCAAATACGTCGGCGGCATCAGCAACGACGGCACGCCTGACGCGAACCATCAGACCGGCTATCGCACGCTGAACGGCTCCGGCCCGCTGGACTGGTATCTCGGCAGCGACCCGGCGAACCTGTGCGACATCATCGGCAGCAGCCTGGAACAGCAGTACGGCTATCGCATCTATGACTGTGAACTGCAAATCCTGGAGAACAACAACGCCGCCGACCCGGAGGCCGACCTGTCCGCATCCTCCGCCGCGTGGAAAGCGATTCTTCCGAACGCCGGTGATACCGGCTATACGCTCGTCGCCCCCGGAACCACGGGCACGCTGCACTGGAATTGGGACACCAACACCAGCAAGATCATCCTGGACACACAATGCGACGATATGACGCTGGGCAGCAAATCCACCAACTTTAAGGATTTGAAAGCCCACGCGACGCGCCTGCCCTACGTGCCGTCTATCGTGATGGAACTCGGCTTGTTCCCAACGTCCAATTCCGATCTGACGGAAGGAAACTATTACGTGAACTTCACGTCCGGGGAGCGCTTCCCCCGTCGCGGCGGCTACTACCGCGGCGGCGGCAGCGCGGGGCTGGGCTTTGTCCATGCCTACGACGAGCGCGGCGATGCGCACTACTACTATGGCTGCCGCCCCCGCTCCCTGCCCTGAACCCCTGACCCCTGAAATCTGAAACCCTGACAGGGCCACCCGATAGGGTGCGCCCCCCGGCGCGGTGCGAAAGCGCCGCGCCGCGCGTCTTTGAAAGGTGAATACTATGCCAGAGTTCAAATATGACCGCGCCAACCCCGGCCCGTGCTGTCAGAAGATCGACGATATGATCCAGTACGCAAGGCCAATCGTCGCACGCTGGCCCGCGTTCCACAAGTACACGCTGGGCGAGGACATCATGCAGGAGATGTACACGATGCTCCGGCTGGCGACAAAGGCGCGGCTGCGGTACATGAACAAAAGCACCCTGGCCGAACTGG